GAATATCTCCGTGAATGGTCATGACTCGGTTCAAAACGGCTGTAAATCGCCTGGTACTGCTGGGTTTGGTGTGGAGTGGCCTCGGTTGGTTACGCCTACTGGGGCGTTTGGTTCTTACTCGGCTTTAGTTGGCGCGTGGAGTGAGGTTCATCTTTCGCGGCCTTTGTTTCCGTGGCAGTTGAGGGCATTGTCCGGTGCTCTCGAGCATGATCAGGATGGCAACTTCATTTCGAGCACGGCGTTGATAAGTACGGGCCGCCAGAATGGGAAAACCACGATGCTTAGTGCACTGGTTGGTTTCTGCCTTACCGAACTGCCGCGCATTTGGGGCAGGCCTGTGCGCATCATGTCAACCGCGCATGAGCTTGCATTGGCCACTGAAGTCTTTGAAGATTTGCGCGAGGTTTTCGAGCTACTTGAGGAATCAGGCTTGGCCAAGGTCACCTGGGCGTACGGTAGGCACCGCGTCAAAATGCTCGATGGGTCTGAGTATCTGGTCAAGGCAGGGACAGCCAAGAAACACGGCTTCGGTGGTATTGACATTCTGATTGTTGATGAGCTGTGGGCCATCAGTGAGGCCACCTACTTCGGAGCACTCAAGCCATCCCAGATTGCTGTGCCCTCACCACTGGCATTCTTGGTCTCCACTGCCGGTGACGAATCCTCGAGGGCTTTTCTTAAGCTCAGGGAGCAGGCGCTAGGTGTCATTGACTCAGGCGTTCGCTCTGATCTGTTCATGGCTGAATGGTCACTGCCCTCTGGCGTATCACCAGATGATCAGCAGTATTGGGGCTACGCGAACCCAGCCCTTGGTAGGACCATCACAATGAAGGGGCTCGAGAGTGCAGCTGCAGCACCTGATCGTTCGCAATATCTCAGGGCCCACTGCAATTTATGGGTTGCGGCAGCCAACTCATGGATAAACCCAGGCGAATGGGCCAAGCGTTATACCACAAACCTCGCCACAGAAGGTAGCAATTCAGTATTGGCTGTGGACAGCTCTGTGGATGACTCAAAGTATGTGGGGATTCATTGCGGCCTGAACAGTGATGGCGACATTGTGGCCAGTATCGCGTTCACCTGTGAAACGAACCGCCAGATGTGGCGACATATCGAGCGCCTCATGGAAGCCAACCCGAAACTTAAGCTTGCCATCACACCCACCCTCGACCTCCACACCCCTGAGCCGTTGATTCGTAGGCGCTCCCTGTGGGGATATGCAGAAATGATTAAGTACACCGGACTTGTGAAATCGATGATCAATGAAGGCAGGCTTTTGCACACTGGTGAAGAGATGCTGGCTGAACATGTCAACAGGGCCACGCTTGTTAAGGCAAATGGAGCTGTCGTGCTCAGTAGCCAGAAGTCTCCAGGCCCGATTGAGTGCGCAAGGTGTCTGGTGGCAGCTGCCTCTTTGGTGTCTCGCCCAGGTCAATCTGGCAGGGCAATGATGGGCTCAGCAAGGTAGTTGCAAATGCAACTTGTTTGTGGGAGACTCCGCCTGTGGGATTCTTCACTCCAAAAGTCACTACTGCACAGATGGCCTCTGCACCCCTGAAGGCTGCAGCTGGCGCTGGCGCGTCACAGATCAATGACTTCCTGGCGTACTCCACTGGAGCTGCCGAACAGCGAGCCCTGCAAAACCCAACAGTGTCACGATCGAAAGACCTGCTGGCCTCCATGATTGGCTGCCTCGAAATGCGGCACTACTCAAAGCAATGGACAGGTGAGCGCTATGAAGAAATCTATCTACCGCTAGAACCGTGGATGGAACAGCCAGACCCGAAGGTCACGCGCAACTTCTTCTACTCAAATATTTTCAGTGATCTTTTCTTCTATGGCCGCGCCTTCGCCTTCGTAACCTCACGCTATTCCACAGGGCTGCCAGCAAGTTTTACTTGGCTACCTGCCGCGATGTGCACGACACCAAACCAGACAGGTCCCCAGTGGTTTGGCCCCTCTGATGTAGTGCAGTTCAACGGTGTAAACATTGGCGACACTAACGATGTCATTCAGTTCCTGTCACCAATCCAAGGCCTGCTCTATCAAGGTGCTCGAGCATTGTCAATCGCAACTCATCTCGATCAGGCTGCAGACCGCTACGCCACACTTGAAACAGTGCCTGGCTATCTTCAACAAAAGGGAGGCGAAACCCTAGACAGCGACAGCCTCAGTGAGATTGCAGCTGCCTGGTCAGCTATGCGGCGACAAAACGCCATTGGTGCCCTCAACGATTATGTTGAGTTCAAAGAATTTTCGGTGTCACCGGCAGAGGTTGTAGCTGAGCAACGCAAGTATCAATCACTTGAGATGGCGCGTGTCGCCAACATTCCTGCATATCTCGTATCGGCACCCCAGGAGGGCTCAGGGCTCACATATACAAATGTGCAAGACAGCAACCGCCAGCTTTATCTCTACGGAGCCAAGCCATTTATTGAATGTCTGCAGCAAACAATGAGCGCCCCCAATGTGCTGCCCCGTAATCGATTCGTCAAATTTGACATTGAAAACTATCTTGAAGAAGAGATGATGAATGTCATGGTTGAACCCACCGTAGATATGTCAGCAGAAAGCCAAACATGATTCACTTCGTTAATGTCCCAATTACTCTCGATGCCTCAGCAGGAGATGATGCACCAAAAACCATTACCGGCATTGCAGTGCCCTGGGCTCCAGTATCGGCCACAGTAATGGACGGCACCAAGGTGTCCTTCCTTCGCGGCGCTTTTGATCTCAACATGAAAGCCCCCAAGCTTTTAGAAAATCACGACATGTCAGCATTGCGCGGCATCGTGTCATCTCTTGCTGACATGCCCGAAGGTTTAGGTTTCACGGCCACCTTCGCAAAAACGGGCGCGGCCGCTGACGCAATCGAACTCGTAAAGGCAGGCGCGTACGATTCGGTTAGTGTCGGGGCCGTTCCGGTTCGCTACAAGTACGACAAGAACGGCGTGATGGTGGTTTCCCAAGCTGACTTAATCGAGATCAGCCTGGTTGCTGTACCAGCATTCAAAGACGCTCTAATCACAGAAATCGCTGCATCCGAACCTGACGATGCAACCGAACCCACCCCAACAGATTCCGAGGAGGAACCAGAAGTGGCAACACAAGAAACCCCAGTGGTTGAGGTCGAGGCTTCAACCATCCCAACAACCCCTATCTATGCAACAGCCAAGCGCGAGTTCATCATGCCAACTGCAGCTGAGTACATTTCAGCCGCATTTGTCGGAGGAGACAAGTGGCGCTCAATGAGCGAGGGCCTACGAGCCGCCGCTCCAGATGTGATCACATCAGACATTCCTGGTGTCCTTCCGCTGCCAATCGTGCAACCCGTGTACAACAACTTCATTGGCCGCCGCCCAGTCATTGATGCAATCGGTGCTAAAGCAATGCCACAAGGTGGCAAAGTATTTATCCGTCCTGAGGTAACAACACACACCAGCATTGGTAACCAAGCAACTGAAAACACTGCACTCACCCAAGGAACTTTTGTCGTCACAGACAACCAAGTTACGAAGGGCAGCTACGGTGGATATGTCACCCTCTCCGAACAATCAATTGACTGGTCCCAACCAGAAATCATTGGTTTGGTTCTTGATGACATGGGCCGTATCTATGCAAATGAAACAGACAATGTGGCAGCAGACAACCTCAAAACAGGTGCAACAGTAACTGCAGCGTTTGGAAACAACGCGACAGACCCTGCACAGTGGGCAGCATTTGTAGGCACAGCAGCTCAGACCATCCTCAGTGGTTCAAACGGCAACCTTCCAAACCATCTGTTCGTATCGCCAAACATGTGGGGCTACTTGCTTGGATTGTCAGACACATCAGACCGCCCACTGTTCCCACAGGTCGGCCCAATGAACGCATTTGGTAACCTGTCACCAGGACAACCGAACGGTGTGGCATTTGGTCTCACTGTCGTGGTTGATCGCAACTTTGCAACTGACACAGTGATCGTGGGTGACGCTTCTGGCTTCGAAATATTCGAACAGCAAAAGGGTGCCCTGAGCATTGATGTGCCTTCCACGATGTCAAGGACAATCGCCTTTAGAGGGTACTTGGCCACGCTGATGATTGACCCAACTAAGTTCGTCAAAGCAACCTTCTAAATCAGTCAACCTAGAAAGACTGCACCACAATGGCCACCTTCAATATCGCATTCCAAACGCGACTAGATAACTATGCCGTGTTGCAGACTTTCGTTGACACAGACAT